CTTTTTGAACTAATTTAAGATGGTCTACACCAAGTAAACTATCTTTAAAATAAGAACCCTTATGAGGAATAATTGGAAACGACACTACAACATCAGTTCCACCAGATGACCATACACTTTCTTCAACCATATATGGATTTGATTTTACAATAGCCTGAGTAATCTCAGACTCTTTATTCATTTGAACGTTTCTGATATACATGGGGGAGTGCTCAGCATGTATACCTGATGCCGTTTGGAGAAGAACAGATGCATTACCCGAGGGTTTGACGCACGTAGTACGAGCAGCAGGATTGATACCCAATATCGCAGCGACTTCTTTGTTAACCTTTTTAACAATTTCTGCTCCTTTTGCTAATATTTTTTCATTGAAAAGTATTTCAGGATTATTCATCCACCCGGTTATAGATACTCCAAGCAGGGCCTCTCGATCAAAGATCTTTTTAGATGTCTCTGAGAGAAATTTAAACTCGGTGTACCCTGCTTGGAGAGTACCGAGGATAGACGCTGCGCGGCATGCCTTATATAAGTCTTCCTCGGTATTGCACATGCCTCCATTGATTTCAGTAAGATTACAACCTTGCCAACCTGACTTTCCTTTTATTTGTGGAAACATTCCTATCTCCACACAAGGATTAGTTGTATGTTCTTTTGATTCAACGAAAACAAAACCCGGTTCACCAAACTCTTTTACGCTTTTCATTAACTTAGCGAATTCTTCTGGTTTGGTTTCTTTTCTGACAATCACAGCAGAGTTATTAGATCTGCCTCTTTGTGGATTATCAATAAACCAATTACCTGTTTTAGCGTTCATCATTTCTTCATCATCAGGCGAAAAAAGACATATAGTTGCTGAACGACGTACACCACCCGATAACACTGCATCAGCTGCGTGCATACCTATGTCATATACGTTAATTGGTTTTAAATTTATGGGTTCTTTTTGATCAAGTACAATACCTTGAAGTAAGTGTTCGATTTTGTCGAGTGATCGACGCAAACCTTCTGGACCAGGTGCTTTAAATCCTCCGGATATTTTAGCTCCTTTTGGTCTTATTTGAGAAAGGTCGAAAAACACTCTTCGACCTTCATAATCTGGAAATTTACTATTGCCAACAAAATATGAAGACATTAGTATATCTAATGCAGAAGCCCAACCTTCGATTGAGTCTTCTACTATATAACCTTTAGCTTGTTTATTACGAGCTTGTATTTTTGGTAGCTTTTTAACATGGTGTTTCTGTACAGAAAATCCTGCACCAGCACCACATAATAATATATAAAATACTTCACCAAAGAATTCTGGCCTATCTGCATAGGATGATGTACAATTGTACATTCTCATTTGGTGTTTTAATAATTGTTCTCCTCCAAATTGGAGGGATCTTTGAGCCGCTAAGACTCTTTGTTCTTTGTATGCCTGTCTAGCTTCTTCTAAAAAGGGAGCAAGGCTGTTAGCCTTTTCATTATAATAATTTGAATGCATGTTAATGACACGATCCACCGCTTCATCCCATGTTTCATACCTATGTTGTTCATCAATATACCTCGAATATCCTTCATAAAATTTAGTTTCCGACAAAAATTTTCTCGTGTCGACATTAGCTATTGCCATCAACATACTCCGTACTGTTAGATTATAATATTACTATTATATATTATTTTTTTGTTTTTGTAAACCGTTAATTTACAAAATATTTTTGTATCATTTCAATTTTATCTTGCGCTGAAGCAATCTTTTCTAAGTCTTTATCTACTGCTTCTAACACATCAATATGTTCTCCAATACCAACGCTATTATTTAAATAAATTTGAATGTTTCCTTTAGCTAAAGCAATTACACCTTCATAGTGTTTAATTAAACCTTCAGTTATTATTTGTTGAGTTGTCTGTTTCTCCATTTTCTATCCTTTCAATAGTGGTTTCATAATAGACAATTACTGCTTCTTGCTGTTGTATATATCTTCTTAAATCTGCTAAATTTAGCGAGATCTTTTCGTAATCTCGTACTGACATTGCGTAAAAAACTAATTCAGAACCATTCTTCTTTTTAAAATCTTCTAGAAATACTTCTAAATTTTCAGCAGTTACAACATGAAAATACGGGGTTGAAAGATTTAATGCTTTAGGTCTTTCAACAATTGGTATATTAGGTTTAATTAAAGTTTCAACCGTAACAATTTCTTTTTCTGGAGGAGATGAGCAACTACTTAGAAGTAATAGACTCAAGCTCGTTAAGAATATCTTTCGTAGCATCATTAACTCTCTTCTCAATCAATCCACTTTTTTTCAAACTTAAAAGTGTTAAATTGTGTTTTTGTAATTTATTTCTTAATTCATCTGTATAATCTGAAGCACTTTGCAAATCTAATGCTAATTGACTATTCACTTCTTGAAGTTCATTTTGAACCTTTGTCATTTCATCAATGACAATATCTTTTGAGTGAACGGCCGTTTCTAATTTAGCATTATTTTGATGTAGAGTTGCAAGTCTTTTTTGAGTATCAGTATAATAGTAATAAGCTCCGTACGCGGCGGAGCTCATAAACGCTAATACTATAAGAGTGATATAAACTCTAATCATCTTCTTTTTTACTACAACATTTTTCTGGACATATACTATCATTAATAAAGAAATGAGTAATTGCCATTATATACCACATCCAAGTCATTTCGCTAAATGCTAAAAACGTAGGACCATGTGTTATTGGTTCCATTTGATGTCCATGATGATGGTGGCCATCTAATTGCATCATTATCATTGGAACTAACCACCAAGCTGTTCCTACAATGGCCATTATTAAACCGGCCATATTATGTGTTAAATTGTATTTTTCTCTAAGACTTCCCATGTTTATCCTGTATATATTCTCTGAACCGTTTAAGCATTACCGCTCTACTCTTATACCTTTTATCGGTAACCGTTCTGGGTTTAAATAATTGTGATGGCCCCATTGCAGTAGATTTAGGGTCTGGTATTGCACCAGTATTCATGGTAGGGACATCTTCTTTAACTTTTTTAGGAGCCTTAACTCCCATTACCTTTCGATTTTTATAAGCAGTCTTTGCTTTGTTCCAAGCAGATTTCGCTGCTTGTGAACCTGTAACAGGTGCAGTTGCTAAAGTTGACGGACCCGCTCTTGTTATAGCCTTTGCAATATGAGGAGCTGCTCTTAATGCTGCTGCTCCAACAACTGGAAGTACTGGCCAAAATTCTTTTAATGTTTTCATTTGACAATCTCACTAGCTGAAACGTAGATTTTTTGATTTGTATTAATATGAACTGCTTCATATATATCTATACCAAAAACAGTACCAGAAGGATATGTATCTGGCTCAACTCGAATTCTATCTTTAGGTCTTACAAATTCTTCAAACGACCTATTTAACATTTTATAATTAGTAGTTCTATAAACTCCAGGTGTTAATTGTTTATCTTCTAAAATAAACCATTCAGTATTTTCTTTAAGAAAGTCAGTTGGATCAATATCATATTCTTTTAATATTTTTTCTAACTTTTTATCAGCTACATTAAAATTTTCTTTAAGAAGAAAAAGAGCTGCAGCAAAGCTACCTAACTTTGTACCACCGCCTGGAATTTTACTAAGGAGTCTTTTAATATTGGCGCATAATCTAATAAATGGCGTATAGGCATTCTTACGTTCATCAGTATTAATATCAATACCTTTTATACGTTTACCTTCTTTATCGATTAGTCCTTCTTTATAAGCATCCCAATTTTCCCATTTCATAACAAGCATTCTTACGAATCTAAATGCATAGGTTAAATCGGCTGCTGCTTTTACTATACCCATTAAATCTTCCTTAAGGCCTCAACTACTTCTTTATTTTGAACTATACCAATTAATTGATCATTTCGAATATATTTTAAGAATATCAAAAATGGTTTTATTATAGGCCAATGTTTCTCATTCATTTTTAACTTCAATATTTCTAATGCTGCTTCATGTCCAAATGAATTAAATACAACTATTAAATGGTTTAATATAAGTCTTTCTGCAAGTTTATTAGTTTCTAGAAATCTATTCACTAATCTCTTAATATATTTAAACCTTTTTAGGTCCTCATAGAATTCATCAATATCTGAAAATTGAGGATTCCTATAATGTTTAGCTGCATACAGAAATAGATTCTCTTCTGTTAATTCATTCAATATTATCATAACAATATATATTAAACTTAAAGAACTTCTTTTAGCTCTTTAATCAGACTCTTTTTATTTTGTCTCCTATCAAGTTCAATACCATGTTCACGTCCTAAATCTTCTAGTTCGCGTTTAGTCATACTTTCCAAATCAAGTTCTTGATAATCATTTTCAATATGATCTTCAAGCTCTTCAACTAAATCTTCACGAGATTTCCTACGATCAAGTTCAATACCGTGCTCTCTGCCTTTGGCTTCAAGTTCATCTTTAGTCATATCTTCATGATCACATCCGCTATGCCAGTCTGGATCTTCTTCATGAGCATTATCAGATAATGTTCCATGCACTGGTTCAAGTTCTGCTTGCATAGTTTCACTTGGAGTTGGAATTGGTGTAACTGGCTTACTAGCTCGAGGCATTGTTACTTCTGCAGGTGGTGCCGGCATTATGCCTAAATATATGTCAATGTCAGTTTGTGATATTGTTCTAGAGACTAACAATTCATTTGTTCGAGGATGTCTCCAACCTTGAGGTGTTGGTACTGCATCCTTTTGATGATTAGGTGGTGATATACCCATTATATACTCCTATTAAGTTTTCTTATGATCAGAAGCGTCTTCAGGTATACTCATACTCTTATACGCATCCATAATACCGCCAAGCTTAGAATCTTCTTTTACTGGAGTTGCTGATGGGATAATTTTCTTATCACCAATTTTTGAATCATTGGGTCTAGCTTTACCATTTGGTCCTTTTCCAGCAGCTTTCATTTGATCAGCTACTGCTTTAACCAATGGATCTAGTTTATCCGTAGGTTGATCCATCATATCTTTAGCGCCTTTGCCTTTTATAGCATCTTCAGGCTTTTCAGCTTTATCCTTATTAGGACTATGCTTATCTCCAGCTTTTTCCCAGATAGACATCAACCGTGAACGAATAGTGGATTCTTTTTGTTCCATTTCGTTTCCTTTCGATTTTCCGGTTTCTAATTTAGGATTAACAGTTCCGGTTTCCTGTTTGTCCTTTTTTCCTTTTTTTCTAAGGCCTTTAAAGTCAGCGCTCGAAATCTTGCCATCTTTATTATGATCAAGCTTATGTTGAGCACCCTGTAATTCTTCATTCTTTGGCATGATTTCCTCCTACATCCAAATATGGGTTGCTATTGCTGCGGCTGCTGTTGCTACAACAACCCAAAATAGTTTTTGTATAAAACAAACAGTCCTATGATTTTCTAGAACTATTCTTTCTATTTCGTCTATCTTAACAGATAATTTATTAATTCTGTCATATTGCTTATCGTGGTTACTTTGCATACTCGTAATCTTTTCTTCTGCCCGGGCTAACGAGACCATAGCTTCAGTCAATTGGTCAACTTTACTTTCGATTCTTCCTAATCTATCTTGCCAAGTACTTTCTTTTGAATCAGCCATAATTGTTTCCTATTGACCGGGGGTTTTTTGTTTTGCTCTAATAGTAGAAAGATTAGTACCCCATTCAGGTGCATTACCCATAGTGCCTTCTTCTTGTCTACTATCTATCTCTCCATCACTATCGTCATCTCTACCTTGTGCTTTTAATCTAAATGATCTTTTAACTTCAGCATCAGTTACTCTCTTAACAGATGTAATCATTGAAGGTTGTTTTACAATTTTACGAAGTTGAGTTTTAATTTGAGCTGGACCAGATCCATACATAAACATTGCAGGTAATCCTTCCACTTCAACTCTAAAATTCATATCTTCATTTAAAGTAGATTCATTTTGTATTTGATTAATTTTATCTCTTAAAGCAGACATATGATTTGCAGCAGTAGCTTTTTTATCTTGATGCCTTTTTCTTTGACCCTCATTAGGTGCTTCTTTTGCTGCTGCATGCGCATGATCGTGTCGAGCTTGATGATCTCTAATTCTAGATTTCAATTTATCAATATCACGTTCTTTTTTCTCAGCTGCATTAAAATTTTGATTAGTATCTTCTTTATTTAGATAAGCAGCAATAGCCATATCTCTACGATCTTTTTCGTTCTTACCTTTAAACTGTGGAGCATCAGATTTTTTAAAATCTTTTATCCAAGTTCCTATGGTTGCTTTTTTATCTAATGGCATTAGTCATCATCCCCTAATTGCGCTCTTGGATCTGCTTTTAAAACGGTTTGTAAAGCTTTAATTAACTTTGGAATATCTTTTAAAGGCATATTAACATATGCATCTTTAAGGCGTACTTTATCACCTAGCATAGGTTTGGTTTGAGTTATTTGAAGACCAAAACCATTCTTTGCAGCATATCTAGTTAGACTAACAAATTTTGATCCACCTTTCCAATTAGTAGATTCATCAATCTCTACAGATTCTTTTGTAAGAGTTGATCGTGTACCACCCATTGTTTTACCATGACTAGATATTTTCATACCCATCTTTTTAGCAACTTTAGCATGATCGTCAGAAGAATGATAACTTTTTCCGTGAAGATGAATATCCTTACCCATCTTTTTAACTTTCATAGAACCATTAGAATGAATATCAGCATCATATGATAAATCACTCATGTTTCCTTCCTTTGGTACGCAATTTGGAACAGTTTTACCATTTTTCTTTTTCATACCTATCATTTTATAATCTTTCCAACAAGGATCGTTATCTTCTTTTTTAGCTAAATCTTTCCAAGCTTTATCTTTTCTTTTTTGTACAGTTTGAATTGCATCTATTTTTGGATCACCTTTTTTTAAGCTTTTCTTTTTCATAATTTGAACGCCATCAGTTGAATAAGCTATACCTGTTGGACCGTATGCTTTACCTTCTTTTTGACTTTTAAAATTAATTTCACCCTTCTTTATCATATCTTTTATTTTAGCAGACGCTTTTGCTTTAGCATCTTTATGAAATTTATCCTTTTCAGGGCCAGGTTTCATAAAGGTCATACCTTCTTTTTCTGCTTTTTTCTTTTCCCAAGGAGGAACTGATAAAGTAACTTTATCTTTAGATTTTGCTCTAGCAGCCGGAGAAGCTAAAGCTTGTCTTTGCTTTTTAGTAAGATTACCTTGTGGGTGTGGATCTTTAGCTTCCATAAATGACTTTAGCGTTCTCATACCTTTGTCTCCCTATTTTTTTTAAGTACATCACGAAGTCGAGCTCTATCTAATCTATTATCATGTTTTCTATCTAAACGTTGTTGCTCACGATCATTTTGATTTTTTGCTACTTTTTGATTTACTGTTTCTTTAAATGATTTTAATTTTTCTAGAACCTCAATAGCATCTAACCATTTTCTATATTCTTTTCCGTTAGATTCAACAATAACATAATTTGGTCCTAAAGTTTTTATTTCTGCTATTTCATCAGATTCTTTTATAACTACTTTATCTCCAACTTTATATAAGTCTCCAGAAACATAAGCTTCTCGAGTAGGAGATACAGAATTTAATTGCACATGTCTTTTGAATTCTTTTTCTTCTTTTAGTCCCATACCAGAGCGAACAGTATTAAAAATATGTTTTGCATCAGCATTTGAAACGTGCTTTGGAAGTCCTTGAGAAAATGTAGTAAAATCATTTAAAGTTGCAGAATTTCTCATTTTAGAAGCTGACATACCTTCTGCACCTTCTGCATCAGGATCTCTTGCTCCTGCAGATATTACATTAATTTTCTCGAAATTATAGAGTCCGTGCTTTGCTTTTTTTCCATTATACTTATTAAGAAGAATATCAAATTCACGAACTCTATCAGATCCAACCACCATAGCAATATTTTTGAATCCTTCATTATGTAAAGCGACGGCAATATCGAATATATTTCTTATTTTATTTTTACTCATAATAGAACGAGCATGTTTAGGAAACATCTTTCTAGATATTTTAATCTTATTCATGAACTTTAAAGGATTTTTCTTTTTGTCCTCAGACTGTGATAGATATATTTTATATGGATTTTTTCCGGCCTTCATAGAAAGAGTCTTCAATAACTTTTCATGACCAATAGTAGGAGGATTCATACGACCAAACGTAAAATACGCAGTCTTCTCTTCCTCTACTAAAAAACTCTTAAATGAATTTATCAACGCTTTTTCCTCGCAACTTCTTTCTTACGAACTTGAGGAAACATTTTTCTAGCAAGACGATCAACACGAGGTTTCATTTTATCGACTCGTCTTTCTATTTCTCTTTTACGAGCATTATTTAATTCGCTCTTAGGAACTCCTTTAGTTAATTTTTTAACTATTTCATTCCTTGCAGCTCTTCGTGCACGCCTAACTAATTTATCTTTAGGTGCCATTTTTCTCATAGCTCGTTTTCTACCCATAGCAATTACTGCTCGTTTTTTCTTCATATTACGAGATCGTTGTAATCTTTGTTGTATGGTGAGAGCTTCTTTTACATTTTTACTACTAGGATCGCTGTGCGTATATCCCATTTTTTTCATACGAATATGATCTTCTTCTTTATCAGCTTTATAGCCTTTACCTGTTTTTGGATCATACATCATATGAGGTTCAAAAGCTTCATTACGTAAGGATCCGCACTTAGACTGTTCTGAGTAACATTGTGAATCTTTTAATGTAGCGTTATTCATATCGCAAGAACAATCGGGATCTGCATCCCCTCTTTCGCACCCACATTTTTTACAATACATTGTATTTTCGTAGGCTTCTTCTGTGTCAGAGCGCTTACGCCGCTGTTTTCTATATTTTGTTAATTCATCTTCGCCGGGGTTATTATCGACGGACATAAAATTTTTAAAACTAGTAGGCTTACCCATTTAATTTCTCCCTGGTTTATCCCATCCCTTTAATATATTTGGTGAAAAGTTGTTGTATGAAAACTCCATACGATCAACGATTTTCACTGCATCACCACCAAGTTTATCTATAGCGACATAACCTTCTTGGCCTGCCGTACGATATCCTTTCCTTGTTTTGACAAACGTCTGTGCGCTGTTTAACTTATTTAGTATATTTATAAGTTTTAATTTTACAAGAATAATAAGTTTTTGTAAATCGAATATTAATTTTAATGATTTTTTATTTTGTGGTGAAAAGAAATTTAAAAGTTCATCGAGTTTTCGTTGTTGGCCAGCTTTTCCTTTTTCCGTTGTCCGCTTAGATATTTCGGCGTTATATCTTTTTTTGATCCAATTAATAAGATTAGATACATGCCTATTTGTGTCCATAACAACTTCACCTTTCCTAACAAATGTATTATTAAAGGTTTCAATGTGCTGAGCCAATTGAGTATTAGCTTCCAACTGGCGTAAGGCAGTACCACTAATTTGATTAAATATTTTACCGCTTTGGCTAAGATAACCATTAACTAATTCCGTATCTTTTTTTGTCATAGTAAATTTTGTCATATCTCTAAGCATAGCATCTTGTTGCCAAACTGTTTTACTTTGTTTTAATTGAGATACTTTTACTCCATAAGAAGCTTTCATAGTTTCAAATGAATCGCCAGTATATGTGGTATGCCAAACAACTCCTATCTTAGCTGAACGTACTTGTTTAGCCATTTCAGTATTTGCTGGAATAGCATATATAAGTGTGTTAGGATGAAACGTTATATATTGTTTACCTTTAATTTTAGATTTTTTCAAATCACCTGGACCAAATAAAAAGTCTCCTTGAATAACTCCTTTTATGCCTAAAGATGAAAAGTGTTTAAGAGATAATTTAAGCTTGGTAGCCAAATCACCAGAAGTATCAGCGTCAATATCTTTATCCGTTTTGTAGACTTTTGGGTTTTTATTGAAAATACCTTTTTTAGCCACAAAAAATCTACCATCACGAGGATCAGTACCACAAAATACAGCAGGAGCGCCGTCCCATTTAAGACTAAGTGACCCAGCATGATTTCCTCCTAAAGTATCTCTCAATGATCGTAAAGCTAATATTGCTTGACGAGTTCCATTAACTCCACCATAAATAACTTTATCCTCAATATGAGTCATATGAGTATTTTTTTGTTCAGATATAAATTCTGCAAAGTTCATTAGATTTTTACTCTCGGTTTAATGGTGCCTTGTGTTATTGTATGAATAGCTATATCGCTTTTAGCTATTTTCTTTACTGCTATAATTCTTCCACCTTCGCCAGTAAGTTTAGATCCAGATTTATTATTATTCATGAAAATAGTTTCATGAGATCCAAAATATTTAAAGGCTCTATTAACATAGGCTTTTTCTATAGCATTCCATTCTCTAGGAAATTTTCTTTTTATTGCAGCAATCTGAGTAGTATTAACTTCGCTTTCGCCTTTACCTTTAGTTTTAAATCCTAATTTCTCTTTCATATCTTTAGCTTTATTAACTAAATCTCCTAAAGGAACAGTTCCACCTAATTTGAAACCTATAACGGTTTTAGTTGCTTTAGAATAATTTGCTGCTTTAATCTCATATTTCTTACCACCTATAATAGCATCTACCCCAGCTGATCCACCTCCACCTAAATGTAAGGCATCAACTAGAAAGAACATAGTTGCTTCACCGGGTCCGACTCCTTTAAGATTATAAAAATGTAAATGATTTAATCCTTGTCTATTTTCAGATCTTAATTTTTCTATAAGATTATTAAAAGCATCAACGTTGAATTTTTTTAAAGTTTTATTAAGATCAAATTTAGGAAATAAATGAGTTTTAAATAACCATTGTATTTCATTTTTATATGTTAAAGCTTCAAAGTCTTTTGTAGCTAAATTGAATGATGTTACTCTTTGAGCTCTTTTTAGGAATTCTGCATTCATATCATTAAGATTTGCTGCAGCCATTTCAGTAATAACTCTATCATAATCATTAGAATGAGATTTAAATTTTTTCATCATTTATCCCTTTTTATTTAATATATTATTAATATACCATATTTTTAAATGAATGTAAACCGTTATTTTTTTATATTGCTATTTATAATACTTATGAAATGATAAATATTAGTTACCAATGTAAAAATTAGATTGGTTTATCCTTTTAAGAGGAGGTACAATAATGGAAATATTAAAAACCATTAGAGGGTGGGCTTCAGGTCTGGCAGAAGTTGGTGTCAGTATAGCAGCTCTCGCAATTATCGTCGAAGTTCTGGGGTTAGGCAATATGCCTTTCATGCCTCAAGGACTAAGTGTCGTCGATAATATCTCTGCAATGCTAGCAAGTCTAGGATCGCAAGGTATTATGGGATTAATCGCCATCTGGGTCCTATGGGCTATATGGCAGAAGAAATAATTCTGTTTGAAGAAGGGGGCTTACACCCCCTTTTTCTATAGTCCGTTTGGAACTATAATGTAATGAATTGATAATACAACACCAACTGATGCTGCAAGACCAACCATCATTTTTAAGAAGTCTTTTCCAATCAATGGAAACACAACTTTAAACTTTTCTTTACCGGTGACAGTAGCCATT